TTTAGTGTTGGTGCCGGATATGCCATCGTCCGCAAAGATGCCGGCCAGCTCCCAGTCTGGATGGCTGCCGATGTATGCCGTGTAATGTTCAATTTGGGCGTCATAGCTGGTGGCCTGCTCGTCGCTGTCTGTGGAAACGCGGCAGTAGGCGGCAACACGGAGCTTTGGCTTTTCCTCGTCCTTTTTTGCTAAACCGGCTTTTTTCCGTGCCGGAAGTAATGTTACAGTCATTTTTTCTTCCATATCAATGCTCCTCGATTTTTATCAAACTGTAGGCGTATTCAGCCTGCTGGAACGGGTCGTCAAATTGCTGTGATGCTTCGTTAATCCGAAAGGCGGTGGGGAAGACAACCTCAGTTTTCTCTTTTGGCTCATAAATGCGGTTAAGCTGCTGAGCGCGTTTTAAGCGTTCTGCCTGGACGGCTGCGAACATGACCGGGTCAATAATGGCCGGATAATACTCATCGCCGAGATAATGGACATTCCGCAGGATCTTTCCGACGCCAGCATGGAAAGCCTCAATACCCGCCTTATTGGCGGCAGCGTCCAAAGAATCGCCGGACAGGTAGGATTGGAACAGAACTTCTACCTGTTCGGCAGCCTTGCCATCAACCACGGCTTTCCCGTTTTCAATCCGGTAACCATATGGTGTGTGGCTCATCTATTTCACCAGCCTCTCTTTCAGCGTTATGCCGCATTTTAACTCGAATCCGATTTCCATCCGGGAGTATACATGGATTCGCTCAACAAATTGTGTGAAAAGACCTCCGTCAAAGCCTGTCAGTATCGTTGCTTTTGTGGCGTATTGCAGAAGCGTACTGATTTCTCTTAGGTGCTGGCTGTCGTTGCTTAAAAAGCGGGCTAAGGATTCTTTCTGCCGTTTAAGGCGTTCGGCTTCCTGGAGCAGTTCATTATTGCTTTTTTTATAAACAGCAGGTTCGAGGTATTTTTTTGTCATCAAGCCTACCAGCACGTTTCGCTGTTCCGCATTTTCTTCGAGTTTTCTGTCAATCTCCCGAATGCTTGCCAGGCTGTCTTCGGAATTTATGCCTCGCAGGCTTATGAGCAGAGGCTTAAGGACTTCTCTGTGTCCGAAAATGAGTTTGTTTAATCAGGTACTGGTCTTTCTCGCCGTAGTTGCTGTGACGGTTGAATCTATCGTCCGTATAAGTCTTCTGAAAAAGGGCATCACCGACGTATCTTTCGTTGTACGCCATTCCCCGTATTGTTGTCGAACTCCAGCGACCGCCCTTTTTACCCCTCAGGCTGCGGAGATTAAGTTCATTAGCAATTTTACCGCACCCTTTACCCGACAGGATTTCAGCGAAGATAAAGCGCACGATTGCCGCTTCCTTTTCGTTCACCACCAGTTTTCCTTCAACGGCGTCATAACCGTAGGGCGGGGCACTGATTTTGTATGTGCCGTTTTGGAACCGACGCGTCATCGACCATTTATTGTTTTCAGCGATGGAGGCGGACTCGTTTGCAGCCAGTCCACTCAGGATTGAGAGCATGAGCTCGCTTTCCATGGTTTTGGTATTGATGTTTTCGTTCTCGAAATATATAAAAATACCGAGCTCTTGCAATTTCCGAACAAGCTCCAAACAATCCGTTGTGTTTCTGGCAAACCGGCTGATGGACTTGGTAACGATGAAGTCTATTTTCTTATCTTCACTGTCCGCAATCATTCGAAGCAGTTCGGGACGTTTTTCTTTTGTAGTGCCTGTGATACCCTCATCATAATATAACCCAGCAAACTCCCAGTCTTGGTTTGATTTGATGTAGGATTCATAGTGCTTTATCTGTGTATCCAGACTGACAAGCTGATCATCATTGCCGGTGGAGACACGGCAGTAGGCGGCTACACGCAGTTTGGGTCGTTCGGTAAAATCAGCTGTATTCTGAGCGATTTTCGTTACCTTTTTCAAGTTCTCACCTCCTTGTCAGTGTGACATATTACCTCTGAAGCCGAGTATTATCAACGGTTTTCAGGCATAATCTGCGCCAGAGCGGGGGAGAAAGATTGGCGATTCAGTGTGGTTATCTGGTTGAACTCCGACAAGGAGATTACTCCTTTTTCAAGTATGGTTTCGAGTATTCGCTGTGCTTTCACATAATCCAGTTCACGCTGTAATTGCTCCTGGGAAATTGGCTTTTTCTCATAGTAGATTTCCGGCTTTTCATCTGTTAAGTTCATCCTGTTTCTTTTCCTCCCACCGAGGGAACAAACCCTCTCACCAACCAAAGGACAGCAGAAAGAATTTTGAGTACGGAAAACATTGAATTGGAATGATTTACTTGTAACGGGGTGCGCTCAGTGGTATATTGCTGATGTATAGGTCATAATACGTGATAAAAAGCGACGATTTAGCTGCGAATATTTGTTCTATAAAATTCGATATTAGTTTTCAATAAAAACAATTCGTGGGGGTAGTTTTTTATGTTTCATGCCGAGCCTAAAACGCTTATTGTCGTATATAAAGATGAAATGCTTGTGAATCAAATCAAGAAAATGGTTGAAACCAAGGATGACAAAGGTGAAGACGTTATTGTTGGCACTACGGATGGCTCTGTCCGAATAGTTTCTTGGACAGAGAGCGTATGGCTTGATCAGAAAAAGGCAGGCAATATTAATTCAAAAGTTTTGTTTATTGGTGACATCAAAGGAACAGACAAACTTGTGCCGATTATCGATGTAAAATTCAATGAATACGGCGTCAAATATGGTTGGGCTGGGAACCAGGCTGTAGTAAGCATAGATACAAAAGCAATCAAAAAAAAGGAAGATTATGATGCCTTTCTGGAAAAGCTCCGTGCCTTGCAAGTTCCAGAAGCAGTTAAAGGGAGTAAAACTACGCAAGACATTCCTGTGAAATCCGTAACATTGGGTGCCGCAGCATTTTTCGGTTGGCTTGCATTTCTCGGAGCAGGAGCAGCCATGCTGGCAAAAGACTTCTTCACCGATAAAGCTATGACAAAGCGTCAGATGTTATTTTACGGCTTAGTTAATCTATACAACAAGCATCTTGAAGTATTTATGCATTCATAAACAGGTGAAGGTATATGCAGGAAAAAAGTGACTTGCGAAGAGGATGGGAATTTGCTGCTCATCTTGCTGGAGCCAATGTTGCTGCTCAAGCTGGTGGTGCGTATGTCTCTCAGGTTGAAGAAGCAATTGGCCAACTTGTAAAAGATATTAATGCCTTAAAAAGCAATCAAACCGATGCAGACACGTTCAATGTAGATGCCGTAGCGGCCGGTTCAGCTCACCGTTATAATGCTCTTGGCAGTACAGAATATGGATCAGTCGACGTAAGAGGAAATTTCCCCGGAGCTAAAGATTACAGTTTAAAGTTTATGGCTACAGGTGAAGATAGTGCTGTTGCGCAAGCGGAGTATTCCAGAGAGTTAGGCCGACCCAAGTATCGCGGTCAAGAGCGCCTTATTCCGACAGACCAGATGGATGAAGCGAAATATGTAGCAGGTCGTCGAGCCGCCTCTAATAAAACAATAAGACCGGAAATCGCGGATTCTTATAAAGAGACCGGCGAACACTTTAGGGACAGAATTAAAGATGGCAAAGGAATAGAATCTAAGCCACTATCAAAAAAAGATGATTTGAGGATGGCGAAGAAAGTTAAAAAAGATCAATTCGATCCCGAAGAATTTGGCGAGAACCTGAATAGTGCGATAAAGCCAAAGTATGTTTTGAAGCAAGCCTTAAAGGCAGGATACACTGCAGCGGCGATCACTGTGGCAATGCAATTGGCGCCGGAGATATTCAAGTCAATTGACTACCTCATAAAGACCGGCGAGATTGATATACAACAAGTAAAGAAGATTGGTGAAAAAGCTATCACCGCTGGAACAGAAGGATTTATATGTGGATCGATATCTTGCTCATTGTTGATAATGTGCGAAAAGGGCTTATTCGGAGAAGCATTTAAGGGTTTGAACCCCACAATGCTTGGTGCCGTGGTTGCCATTGTTGTTGATACAGTAAAGAACAGCATTCTTGTCGCTGCTGGAAAAATGACACCAAAGGAAATGGGAGCGGCATTCACAGATGGAATTATCATTTCATCGGGCTTTTTACTTTGCAGTAAAATTGGCGGAGTCATTGGTCAAGCAATCGGTGTCGAATTGCCGGTTGTAGGATATCTGTTGGGTAGTTTAATAGGCTGTGCTTTTGCTGCGGCGTATAACATTGGAAAAAAACACTTGATTTCATTCTGCGTAGATACTGGTTTTACATGCTTCGGGCTTGTCGAACAGAACTATGAGTTACCGGACGAGGTTTTGAAAGAGATAGGTGTGGAGACCATTTCAGTACTCAGAACAGAAGTGCCCCGTACTGAAATAGAAAAGGCGGATGTAACTGCCGATATCGAAAGAACGAAGTACGAAACGATCAATATCACCGTATTGCGTAGAGGCGTAATTGGCGTAAACAAAGTTGGATACGTTTTTTTATAAATCTAAGTGAGCCTACAACTGGTCGAACAAACTCCTCGAAGAAAACTGGAAAGGGTATTTGTTCAGAAAATAAAAAAAGAGGCGCCGACTACACAGCGCCTCTAACATATTAAAAACCGTCTTTCTTCTCCGGGTTATTGAGTATCCCTATTGCTATTCCCGCCGCTACAGCCAGCGTTATGAACTGATCCCAGCCGGGTATCTCAAATCCGAACCACGTTTTTGCCACAAAAAAAATAAGCGCCGCTATCGCGCTCCAAGCCACAGGGCTTTTCCATCTGGATTGTTCCATCGTTATTTCTCCTCCTTTATTTTTATCTTCTGTCCAGCGAAAATGAGCGACGGATTTTTTAGATCATTTAGCTTGGCCAGCGTGGAGACAGTCGTCTTATACCGTTTAGCTATCTCCCAAAGCGTGTCGCCCTTTTTAACCGTATAGATCTGATACGTCACGGGCTTTTGCTCTTTCCCGAATACGACATACGCATTGTCATACTCCACGCCCTTGAGCTTACCGTAATGCGTCCATTTCTGCGTTTTAAGATCGGATATTACAACACCGTAGGCGACGCCCCGGCTTTCGCATACCTTGCCGTTACCAAGGTAGATACCGATATGCCCGTTTTTCCATACGGCAAGTCCCGCTGTTTCGGGGATTGCGCTTATAGCTCCAGACATTGTGAATTGAGCCTTGAAGGTGTTTGCGCTTCGGTCGGTGTAATCAGGAACAAACGTCCGAAACGCCTGCACGATCAGCCCAGAGCAGTCCACAATGCGCCGAGGCGGGGAATACCACTGTTTGGCGCTCGTCAGGAAGTAAACAGATGTCTTGCCTGAACGCTTTATGCTTGCCCACTTCTTAGCGAGTACCTCGGTATACAGTTCACCCTGGCCGCCGAGCACGTACCCCCAGCGGTCTTTGTGATAGGTGGTACCACCGCTTTCCTTCTCGACGGGGGTTTGAAATCCCGCCATCTTCAAGACCTCCGATACAAGTTCCCTGTTTGTCATTTGATGTTTCCCTCCTTATTAATAGTAGGCAGTTCGTTCATCTCAGCCACGATATGGTCGACTGCGCCGTTGCCGCCCAGCGCCTTGTACGCCGCGTGCATTTCCTCCGTGTTTTCGCGCACAGGCAACGGGCAATAACCGAGACGGATATAATTCTCGTAGCTGTGGATGATCCGGTCGCGCAGCATACACCGTATACCTGTCTGAACAGCGCTTGACGATTTGCGTGCGGACTTCGCGTCCCGAAACAACCGCCGTACCAAAAACGAAAGCCCCGTCAGGATTACTCCGAACAGGGCTTCCAGCCAGTATTTCGTTATGAACTCAAGCAATACACATCACCTCTCTTATGTAGTAAGATTTTTCAAAACGCCATCCACCAGCACTTTGATCTCGCTCACCGGCTTCAAAACGCCGTTCACCAGTACCTGTTGCTCAGCTACGCTCTTCAAAGAACCCGAAACAAGCACCTTCAAGGGCGTACCCATCATAATGAGCGCGGTAGCCGCCGACCAGCCGCCCCTTACGCCATACGAGTCGTATCCCCGTACAACAAACTTCCATTGGTATCCCGGCGTCCAGCCCGCTGTTGCTATGCTGACTGAAACTGCCGATCCCGAAGAATTCGTTCCCACGATCTGCCCGCTGTTGTAGTCCGTCCCGTCCGGGTACTGCATCTTGGCTTCATACCCGGCAATGTCGCCGGATAAACCACTGTCCGGGTCCCTCGGGCTGGGCGGCGTGAACGATACCGTCACCGTCTCACCAGGCGCATACACGTTCTTGTTCGTGGTCGGCGTTCCCGTTGGGCTAATCGGAGCTCTGTTCTTTCTGACAGCAGATGAGTACCCTAAATAGACTGTGGCGGCATACGCGGATATGGAACCCGCCCTGAAACGTACAAACTTGCCTCGGCTCCAGCCGGATATTGTCGCGGCCGGGATGTCGTAATACGTGGATCCCGCAGCCACCACAACGGATGTTTCTCCGCTCCAGTTGACGCCGTCGTCCGAAGTCTGGTAGCGGACGTCTATCCCGGTTATCGGGTTGTTGGTACCACCCGAACCGTTAACCCAGGATAACCGCAGCGCGGTTTCAAAGGCGTTCGGGCTTTGCGACAGGCTCGAGGGCGCGCCCGGCGCTGTGGGCGGCGTATAGTCAATAAGCAGGTCATGGTTAGCTGCCGTTGTGGAAAAACGCTTCGCGTCGTTGGAACCGCTCGTCGTATTGGGCACGCGCTCCAGCTTGAAAATGTGCGCGGAACTGTTGTTGTTTACGATCCACTGGATGAGCGCCGTCACGTTGAAGCTTCTGTCCCCGGCGGAGGTGCCCGACAGTGCCACCGTCAGGCCCGTCGCGGCAAGAGCGGGCTGTGAATTCCACGTAAACGCGCCCCAGTTGCCTGAACGCAGCGTTATCAATATGTTTTGCGATAGCGAGTACCCGCCCGACACCTGCGCCAGCCGGAGTGTCGCGCTGTTGATCACGGAGCCTGCGGGTATCTCGTCATTGACGCTGTCAAAGTTGAAGAAGCAGTTGTTGACTTTTGAACTGGAATAGCGGCCAACGTCGCAGGAACCTGTTTCGCTCTGCGTGGGGTACTGGCTGTCTATTTCGCAGATGTTTAAGCCCGTCTTATTACATGATGCCAAGTATTGTCACCTCACTTAAGGCACATATTTAATGAACAGCGTACCGTTGGGCTTACCCGCTGTAGACGGTGTCGTGCCTGAATAAATGTATACGTTGACCACCTGCAGATCATCGGTACCCACGTTGCCTGTTACCTCCAGAGCAGCTAATGACGTATGTGTATGACTCGCCGCCGCCTTGCCGTCAATATCCTGCTTTAAGCTGGCAACTGAGTAGGCAAGCGTGCGCTCGTCCGAGAAGCTTCCGGCGATAATGCCGGTTGAATCCGCCCGCAACTTGATGAACGGCATCTGATGCAGCGTTGCTCCCGCATTGATATCGTCCTGCGTCAGGGTCGGGTAGGCGGAGGAATCTGTCAGTACCTTAAAGCTGCCCTGCATGAATTCTGTCTCGGTATTGGTCTGATTGAGGTTGACCTCAAACACCACGCGCATATACTGCGTCTGGCCTGCGGGGACAGACGGAATGCCGACGCTCTCCGGCGAAGTGACATAAACCAGCCTCCCGCAGGCAAAGAACACACCTGTAGCGACGCTGACAGCGGAGGCACCGTCCTGCGCCACCGCGCAGCCGGATACAATGCAGGACTTGTTGACCATGGCCAGCGTGTGGCACAATCCGTCGTCCTGTGACTTGACTTTCTGTTTATCAAATGTAACAGCCCTTATTGCCATTTAAATTCCTCCTTTGAGTTTGTCCGTGAGTGTCAGCCTTGCATCCCCGAACTTAAAAAGCACCGTTTTCGTGGTGCTCTTCCTGCTTTTGAAACTGATGTAAGTGTCATATACACCGGTCTTAGTCTTAACCATCGCCCGGTCGTACAGCCGCATATTGGCGGTATCGTATAGCTTTGAGCTCAAAAGTATCTCCGCCTCAACCAAATGGCTGAACTTGTTCTTGGCGAAAAGGTCGCCTGCTGTTTTTTCAGCATCCGCTGCGTTCTCGCAATAAACCGTATCTGTCTTGCCTTGCATACGGATACCCGAGCCAGGGTCTGTACCGTAACTCCCGTTCTCAAACAGGTAATATGTTATTGCCCCGGCTGATGTTTTGACCATAACCTTTGAAACACAATCGGAAACCACCGTTTCATTCAAGCCGAAAACATCCGCTACCGTCGCATCGATAATATGAAGGGGAGGGGTACGGTTATCAATACTCACGCCCAAAGCATTGTTTGTCAGCTCAAAATCCGTTAATATATGATGTCGACGTGCAACATACCGCAAAAACGTATCCAGATTATAAATTCCGTTATCGTTGTGTGGCGTAATGCTGAGCGGCGTTTGGGTTGCCGCCGTTGCCGCAATATACGGAATGTCCGTCATAGCGTCGCCCGAAGTAACGAAATTATCATTAATAGCTGACAGGATATAGTTCTCAGTTTCCGTCTGCGGACTGCTCAGCAGAATATTCCTTGAGAAGATGCTGCTCACTGGCAGCGCCCGCAGTGTGGCAACGCTTGTCTTTTTATCAGTCTCCATGCCGGATATGATACCAAGATAAGCCGTTTCAACTGCTTCTTTCAGACATACGTAGTCCCCGGCGCTGACGGCAGGCGTGCGCGCAAAGCTCATACTGGTAACGGCGGGCGCGGAAGTATCCTCGTTGATTTCATAGCCAATATTTACGATAGCGTCCTTAGCTTTCAAATCTGTTTTGGAAATGATGTATGCCTGCATCCGCTACACCGCCTTA